TTCATTAAAATATGAACAGCCAGAAGATGAAGGTGATATCACGTGGGTAGAAAATACAAAACTTAAATCAGTCGGTATAGGTAGTGTTTTACATGAAGATCATTGGCACACTGCATGGACTGATAAAATGAAAGATAGTGATGGTAATGTGGTGAATGTAGATAAATGGATTAAGATCAATTTTGACGGAACATTTCATTCTGATTCTGGAAATTTAAGTCCAGCCTAATTAGGAAATTTTTATGGCTAAAGTATATTCATTCGAAGACGGTAATATATCTAATAAACCAATTACCAGTTCTACTACTCGCACATATAGAGATGTTGACCTGACGTTTACTAAAAAACCGTCAGGTGATGTCTATAAGAAAACTGATGCGGCGGCCGTAAAACAATCTGTCAAAAATATTCTTATGACAAATCGCACTGAGAAACCCTTTGAACCATTTTATGGTGGGAATCTCAATGATCTTCTTTTCAATCTATCAGAAGCATACAGTGATTTCGAAATCGAAGAACAAATAACTCTTGCCTTAAATAACTATGAACCAAGGGCAAGGGTCTTAAATGTCAAATCAAAACTTACACCGGATAGAAACATGATCGGTGTGAGTGTGACATTTAAAATCTTAACAACAAATCAAGTAGATACCACAGTATTATCACTGACGAGGGTGAGATAAATGGCCGTTATCAAATCATCAGACCTAGACTTTGATGCAATTAAAGGTAATTTAAAATCATATTTTGAGAACACATCTGAATTTGCAGATTATGATTTTGAAGGATCTGGACTTTCAAATATTCTAGATGTATTGGCATATAATACACACTTGAATGGTTTGATTGCAAACGTAGGTATCAATGAGTCATTCCTTAGTTCATCACAATTAAGATCTTCTGTCATTGCTCACGCACAAACACTTGGATATGATGTTAAATCCAGAACGGCCTCGATGGCTCTTATAAATGTTTCAGTTGTCACTTCTGATACATCAACTCAAACATTGACTTTACCAGCTGGTACAGAGTTTACAACAGATGTTGATGATGTTGTATATTCATTTAAAACACTTGAGAATTATACTGCGATTAATGACGGAACAGGAACCTTTGTATTTAAAACAAGTTCTGGTTCCACATCAATTCCTGTTTATGAAGGGTCATCAAAGACAAAAACTTATCTCGTTGGCCAAGTAGATGATGAACAAGTGTATGTAATACCAGACACTACAGTTGACACAACGACACTCCGAGTACTAGTGTATGATAATCCAACTGCGTCTAATTATACAACATATTCAAATATCAACGAAGTTGTTAGAATTACCTCAACATCAACCGTTTATATAGTAAGCGAAGTTCCTAACGGTTATTATGAATTGACATTCAGTCAAAATAATGTGTTAGGAAAATCACCAGAAGCAAACAATAAAGTTGTTGTCACATATTTAAGTCCAGTGGGTGCAGACGCAAATGGTGGTGAAACCTTTGTCACTGATTTTGAATTATTAAGTACATCTCTTACTGTATCAACCGTTTCTTCTTCTGCTGGTGGGTCAACAAAAGAATCTATTGCTTCCATCAAACAAAATGCTCCAAGGACGTATGCAACACAACAACGACTTGTGACAGCAGAAGATTATGTTGCAATTATTGCAAATCGATACTCATCAGTATTGGACGATGTTGTAGCTTGGGGTGGTAATGATAATGTTCCTCCTATCTACGGAAGAGTATATGTTGCATTGAAATTTAAAGATGGGATTGATGCAGATACAAAACAAACAACAAAAGATGCAATATCTGGATTGTTGAGCCCAAGTCTTGGTATTATGTCAATTGATACTTATTTCACAGATCCAACAAATACCTATTTAGAACTCAGCACATTTTTTGATTTTAATCCAGATCAGACAGGGTTTACTGCACAGACAACAGAGAATCTTGTGTCGCAAACGATCTCAAATTATTTCGCAACAAATTTGAATAAGTTTGAATCTGTGTTTAGACGTTCAAATCTTTTGGCTGTGATTGATGATTTATCTCCTGCCATTCTAAATTCTCGTATGGATGTTAAGATTCAACAGAGATTGGTCCCCGATGCAGATGATGAGTTGGGACGTGTTTCAAACTATAAAATTTATTTCCCTGTAGTATTGGCCAATCCTGATGATGTAAACTATACAATAACATCATCTAATTTTACTTACAACGGAGTATCATGTCAGTTTAGAAATAAATTAAACTCAACTACTTTGCAGATTACAACCCCTAATGGATCTCTTATTGTAGGAAATGCTGGAATATACGATACTGCAACTGGAACAGTAACGATTACAGGTGTGAATATTACTGCATACGACGGAGATTATATTCGTATTACTGCAACTCCTGCAAATCAAAGTACTATTAAACCATTACGTAATTATTTCCTTTCGTATGATACAGGAAGATCAGTAACATCTTCAACAGTTGATTACGAAACTACGGCAGTCACTCTATGACAACAAGACATAGAATCGATGATGTAAATAGAAGAGATATTAACTTTAGACAATCTAAGGTTAAAGATGTCTTGCCTGAATATTTTGTCACAGAAAATCCAAAGTTAATTTCTTTTTTAGAAACCTATTATCAGTTTTTAGATAGTTCTGGTGATCATTCTTTTAAGACAGAAATTGATGTCCTTTCATCAGCAAGAGATATTGATCAAACAAGTGAAGAAAATTTAGATCAGTTGATTAAAGAAATTGGAAATGGATTACAGTCCTCTGCGTTTTTTGATAATCCCAGATTGATGACAAAACTCCTTTCTGATTTCTATCGTTCTAAAGGTACGATACTTTCTGCTGAAGGATTCTTTAAATCATTTTTTAATGAAGAAGTGACAATTGAATATCCAAAGGTAAAGATGTTTACTATCAATGATAAAGATAATACATACCTTTCACACAGAATAGGATTTGATTCACAAAAATTTATACAAGACAATCGAAGATATCAAGTATTTTCTATCTTAATCAAGGCTGGTATTTCGGTTGCAGACTATCAAAATCTGTATAAGAAGTTTGTGCATCCTGCTGGATTTTATTTTGAAGGTGAGGTTCTTGCAGAGACGAGCTCAAATCTTTCTGATTCTGCACAAAGTGGTGTTGATTCAGATGAGATTAGGGGTAACATTGTAATTGGTCCACAGTTGACTGGAGAAGTGGATATGCAGTCAGTCTCTTCATTTGCTCAGATTACTGGTATTATTGATTCAAATGGACAAGATATTAGAGTTTTTCTTGATCAAACCATTGATGTCTATCAAGATCTTACTGCTGCTGAACTTGATGGATTCTATGATGATATTAAACAGATTCTTACACCGAACTCATTCACGTTCGATGATAGTGCAGATGTGGTTGGACCAGATACAACTATCACTGTTGAAACAATGGATAACACAATGTTTACAAGATATCTCAGTGACTCTGCAATTTGATATAAATAAAGTTATAAATTTTAAAGGTGTGCTATGACAAGGCAAACAATCGCAACAGGATCATCTGCAAATGACGGGACGGGGGATACTCTCCGTCAAGCGGCAGAAAAGATCAATGAAAACTTTGTAGAGATCTATCAAAAGTTTGGTGGAGACAGTGATGTTTTATCGCCTTATGTAAGTATTACAGGTACAGGTGTCACCCTTGATCTAGGATCGTATCAATATTTGTTAAGTGCAAATCCAGCTCCTACTGCAAATAGAACTGTATTGTTACCCGATGCTTCTGGTAATATTGTAATTGATACTGCAACGCAGACTCTTACAAATAAAACATTGACTTCTCCGTCAATTAATGAAATTATTAACAGTGGTACATTAACTCTACCAACGTCAACAGATACTTTGGTGGGTAGGGCAACATCAGATACTCTGACAAATAAGACAATTAAAAATCCTTTAATTGTTGCTCCCAAGATCGGTGATCGATTAACTGATTCAGCTGGTAATGAATTTATTAAATTCACCTCTGTAGTAAGTGCGGTGAATCAAGTTACGTTTACAAACTCGGCAACTGGTAATCCTCCAATTATTGCTGCAACAGGTGATAATACACATGTTAATTTAAATATTAACTCAAAGGGAACTGGTTCTGTAAGATTTGATAAAGTTGCATACCTAACTTCTACAATTACCGCAAGTGGAGATGCTTCAGATGAAGTATCATATATAGTTTGTAATTCTGGTTCTGCTCTTGCGGTTGGATTGAATGATGGAACAACAGTTGGTGAATTTAGAATTTTCACAAATAAAGGAGCAGGAACAGCTACGGTAACTCCTGATAATTTTGCACAAGGAACATCATTTGCCATGACACAATACGGTGCGGCAAATTGTATATGGGATGGCACAAACTGGTATTTGACTGGTTGGGATTCAGCACGAGTTACGGTATCTTAATAGGGAATTAAAATGGCAGCAATTATAACTGATGCATTAAGAAAAAATATTGCAAATACATTTCTGACCGAAGTGAATACGAGTGGTGATTCTCACGAGTTCTATATCGGA